TGTGTGAGGTTCTAGTTTTAGTATCTATGACCCCACCTTTAATACCTTTACTACTTCCAACACTTGCATCATTTCTAGGCTCAGCACGTCCTGCTTCAATAATCATTTGACATTGTTTAGGTGTAAAGATTGGTTGTGTAGTCTCAACTATGTAAGATTTCCATCGTGGTTCTGTTATCATATTAATATCCGTATTCTACCCATCCCGTTATTATATATTTATCATTTGATAAAGGTGGGTTGCCTCTATGAATGTGTGTAAACTGTGAGGGCCAAACTAATAGTGTATTTTTTTCTGGTTTAAATCTACACTTTTGATATAAAAATTCTGTTTCTCCGCCTTCTGTTACATCATTAAGATAAACCATAAAAGCCAGTATTCTATTTCTAGCTTTCATTTCAGCATTCTCACAATGCCACATATGATAACCTTCTCCTACTTTAGTTTTTTGTATCTTTACTTCTAATATATTATGTGTGGCTAATTTTTTTAAATGTGAATATTTTTGAACGTACAAAGGATACACATCTTTAAAAAACATATCTATAAACGGTTTGTTATTATAGGTCATTGAAACATTAGTATCTCTAATAGTATCGATTGCATTATCAGCTACTAACATCTCATCTACTTGCCTTGGATACACTGCACCTTGTTGTTCACACTTATTAAAGTAATTTGTATAATCATCTATCATTTCATTTGGCATAAAGTTTTTAAATATACCTATGTGATTATCTATATAATATTGTTTATCCATTAGTTAGCACCTCTGTTTTTTATAGGATCAAACTGCACATCACAGTTTGCAGCAAGTGTTCGTCTAGTCTCATGAGTTCCATTAAAAGGATACACACAATGTCTCATATCATAAGGAAATATGTAAAAGTCTCTAAGGTCCATTGGTGGTTGATAATCTATTTTAGCAAATTGACCATTGGCTGCACCTAATATCTGTAGTCTACCGTTTTGTTGTACATGTTCTGCTGAATATTCTTTACCATATGTTGATGGTAATTTTAAAATCATTACACTTGATAGACCAGTAAATAACATTCCTCTATGAACATGAGCAGGGTTATATTCGTGTTGTTTCATTTCATTAACCCAAATAGAATTAAGATGTAAATCATAATCTCTAATTTTATTAAATGCTAAGTAGTGTTTAAATATAGTCATGAAATAATTTGTAACATTTTGAGGCAACATATTATGGTTCTTCATCTTAGTTTGATCTTCACCATGATAAAATAAAGAATGTTCATTTTCTATTTTACCTACTAACTGACCATTAGCTGGTGCAAGTTTATGAAAATTTTGTTCATAGATCTGATTAATTGTACTAAATATATCAAGGGGTACTTGATACTTTAAAATTGATTGACCTAAAAATACAAAATCAAATTTAAGATTTTGGTTTTCCATGTTGTTCGAGTTTTTCTGTTTCTTTATAGCTACTTTCTAATTCACCAGACTTTTTAATTCTTTGTAATGATTGTAATTGTCCCATTACATTAAATATTTCTGCTTCTGATGAGTTAGCATTTAGTGTTTTTGCTTTCTCGTGATACTGCATACCATATGATTCTAGTTGATGTTGATTAACATCTTTATCGTTAAATGATCCATCATTAAATTCACCTTTTAATTTAGACCACATTTTAATTTCTCTCATTCTATGTTTTGCAACTTTTTCCATAGAAGCTTTACCAAATATAGCTTCGTCTAAATCTATCTTGTATTTAGTTTTTTTATATTCATCTTCTTCTTTTTCAACTTTACCTTCTAACCATTTAATCTTTGCTTCGTTTCTTCTATAGTCAAACGATAGAGTCATTAGGTTGTCTAAGTATGATGATTGTTCTCTAACACACTGCCAATACTTTGATGCTTTAGTTGGATAACGATTGTCCTGTAGTACAGAAAACCTAGCTTCTGTTTCTGTTCGAAACATTTGTTTCTTGGTCCAAGTGTCTCTAAGCTCGTCTACCATACCTTTAAACGATGATAGATCTTCCTGTGTTAATAGATTATTTAAATGTGGTTCTTCACCTTGTATAACTTCTTTGACGTCTTTTTTCATAGCTTTATCCTTTATAGTTTCTTCTTATATATACTAACTAAAATATATTACAAGTCTTACGAGTCAGTAAATGTTCTTGTTACAGGACCTGCATCTACCCATTTTTCTGAAACCAATGCTGCTGGTGAAGGTGATCCTGCTGCTGCTAAAGCTAATGTTTGATTTCCTGCTCCAGCTAAACCATATCGTGCAGCATTTAAATCTGAAGTTTCAGTCCAGTTAGTTCCATTCCATGACTCTGTTAATGCTGAGTTTGCTGTTATATATCCACCAAAAACCAATCCTGCTGTATTTGTTCCTCTACCAGCAGCAGCCAAATGGTATCTAGCTGAATTTAAATCATTGACTTCAGTCCAGTTTGTTCCATTCCAACTTTCTGTTACTGCTGTTGCAGGTAATCCTCCAGTAAATATTGCTGCTGTAGAAATTCCAAAACCTGACCCATAACCTCTCCCAGTATTTACATCATTAACTTCTGTCCAAGAAGAACCATTCCAAGATTCTGTTTTAACTTTTTGTGGAACAGAGGGTGCACCACCAAAAACTAAAGCAGAAGTGCTATCAACACCAGCTCCTGATAAATTTGCTCTTGCATTATTTAAATCGTTAACTTCAGTCCAGTTAGTTCCATTCCAACTTTCTGTTACTGCTGTTGCGGGTTCTCCTCCTGTAGCTAGACTTGATGTAGAAGTTCCAGAACCTGCAAGACCATTTCTAGCAGTATTTAAATCGTTTACTTCTGTCCAGTTAGTTCCATTGAAAGATTCTGTTTTTCCTGTATTGGGAGGGCTTCCACCAAAAATTAAAGCAGCATCTTGAGTTCCTGATCCTGCTAATGTATCTCTTGCTGAGTTTATACTACCACTAGTGCTCCAAGCAGCCGCTGCATAACCTAGACCTTTTAAAACATTTGATGTTGAGTTAAACCAAACTTGTCCTTCAACAGGATATGTTGGATCGATTGCTACCACTTCAATTTGTGTTCCTTTTATTTCTTTGTATGTTGCCATAATTAATCCGTACTTACCGTTTTAGTTACTGTTGATGAACCACTCCATTCTTCTGTTGCACCTGTTGTGGGTGGAGTTCCTCCGCCAAATACAGCTCCAGCAGAAGTTAAACCTGAGTTACCCATTGAAAATCTTGCTGTACTTAAATCAGTAGTTTCTACCCAACTTACTCCATTCCAATCTTCAACTGTAGCTGTGTTTGATCCAGGTCCAAGAATACCTCCTACACATAAACCTGCTGTATATTCACCAAAACCTCCTACATAAGCTTTTTCTACATTTAAATTATTTAATTCTGTCCAATTACTTCCATTCCATGATTCTGTTTCATTATCATAAGGAGGATAAGATGATTCTCCACCAAATCCTAAAGCGGCTGTGTTTGTAGTTCCAAAACCGCCCATATGTTGTCTTGCTAAATTCATATCATTTACTTCTGTCCAGTTAGTTCCATTCCAAGTTTCTGTTACTGCTGTTACTGCAGGGGCTGTAGCACCACCAAACATTAATGCTGCTGTAGAAATTCCAGCACCTTGTCCAAGTCGTCTTCCTGTATTTAAATCATTAACCTCAGTCCAGTTTGTGCCATTCCATAACTCTGTTATAGCTCTTGAACCTGGACCAAAACTAGGATGTGGATATCCACCAAATGCTAAAGATGCAGTTTGAGTTCCTGCTGATGCAGATGATAGATCCTGTCGAGCAGTAACCATATCATTTACTTCTGTCCAATTAGTTCCGTTGTAATTTTCTGTATTACCTACTTGATTATTACCAGGAGCTGTTGTTCCTCCAAAAGCAATTGCTGCACTACTTCCAACTCCAGCTCCTGCTAAATATCTTCTAGCAGTGTTCATAGTTCCACCCGTAGACCAAGCACCGATTGGTACACCTACATTCCATTCTTCTGTTGCGTTAGTTTTTCCTCCAGGAATAGAGCCCCCATAAGCTAATCCAGCAGTGCTAGTTCCACCTCCACCTACATCAAATCTTGCAGTGCTTAAATCATTTTGTTCAGTCCAATTTGTTCCATTGTATAGTTCTGTTTTAGATTGATAAGTTGAACCAACTAAACCACCAAAACCTAATGCAGCTGATGAGCTAGGTCCTAAACCTCCAATATATGTTCTTGCAGTATTCATATCGTTAACCTCAGTCCAATTAGTTCCATTCCATTTTTCTGTTATAGCCACACCACTTGGTTCAGGAGATCCTGCAAAACCAATTGCATCTGTACTAGTTCC